GATACGTACCAGCTCAAACTAAATTCGGTAACGATATGATTGGTGAAATCCACAGCGGTGCAATTTCTCCAGTAAATCCTAACGGAGATGCAATGAACTGGACTTGTTCTTGGACAACTGCGCAGGGCCTTGAAATTTTAGGCGCTCAGCACTTCCTACGTCAACAAGTTTTGGCATAATTTTAATGATAATGGGGGTGGATTTTCCACCCCTTTTATTATATTTGTATAAATCAAAATTCATGGAACAAGAAATTTGGAAACCCATATTAGGTGTGAAGGGTGATTTATATGACGGATACTATGAAGTAAGTAATTTAGGCAGGATAAAAATGCTTCCTAGGCTATTAAGGCATAGTAAAGGAATGAGAGTTTCTAAAGAAAAAATAGTAATAGGTAGTAATAGTCATGGGTACAAAGTGGTATCTTTTAAGAAAGATGGTATAAAAAAGATGCAGAATGTCCATGTTTTAGTTGCTAGAGCATTTGTGGATAATCCTAATCCTGAAAAATTTAGGATTGTTAATCATCTGAATAGCGACAGGGCTGACAATAGAGCAGAAAATTTAGAATGGTGTGACCATAGCAGAAATGCAAAGCACGCATACGAAGCTGGTAAACTTAAGGTGACTAGAGGCTCTGAAAGAAGTACTGCCATTTTGGATGAAGATAAGGTTTTGGCAATAAAATTGTTGTATAAAACAGGTAGGTTTTCTCATTGGAAGTTATCAATAATGTTTAACATTGGAAAAACTACAATTCAAAAAATATTAAACGGAACTAGCTGGACTCATGTAGTCTAGTATTTTAAACCAAAAAAACACATATATGCAAGTAGTTGGAAAATTCAACGGAATTTCAGAAGATTTAAAGAGAGCTATTCCTGCCTTAGAGCCGGGACAATCTGTAACTTTTGAGATGCTTACAGGGGTTAAAAACAACGACCCAGATGAGAAAGAAAGACAAAGAAACCCATTACTTTATCCAAAAGCAAACATCCCTACTAGAGATAGGATTAAAGACCCTTATCTAGCTAAACAAGGTAAAGATGCATGGGTAGATGTGGTAGTAGCTGATTGGTGGGATGGTGAAAAGCCGGGCAAGGAAAGATTCTTTATGCCGGGTGTTAGCGATGGCTTAGGTGGATTCCAATTCACAGGTCGTTTCGCATTAGTAGGTGGTAATCAAAAAGATGAGGAGCTTTATGAGTACCTTATGATTAGTAACTACAACAGAGATAGCGTTTTAGGAGAAGCAAGAGATGCTAGTAAAGCGCCACTTTTTGGTGTTGTAAATCAAAGAAAATCAAGCCAAAAGGCACTTCAAGGTTTTGAAATCCTAAAAGAAGCAATTGGTATTATTTCTAAGATGAAGCCAGCAGAAGCTCGTAAAATTGGAGCTGCACTTAACTGGAATGAATTTACTGATGATGAAGTGATTTTAGCTGAGGTTGCAAACTTTGCTCGCTCTAAGCCAGACGAGTTCTTAAAAGTTTATACAGACCCTTCTAAAGACATTAAATCAGCTGTAAGACAAGGTTTAGATAATGAAATTATTTCATTTGATATGGCTACCGGTAAGGTTTCAATCGGCTCTCAAGAAATCACTACAATCTCTAAACAAGACAGAGGAAATGTAACAGATGCATTGACTCAATTTATCCAAACTTCAAAGAATGGTAAAGAAGTTCTTGCTAATATCGAGAAGCAATTAAATGAGTTAGCTAAGGCTTAAAATTTAATTAAATTATAATAAAAAAGCTCTACCATAAAAAAGTAGGGCTTTTTTTATTATTTAACATTTTTTTGGTAGTTTTGGTAAACTTTTTTATTATGCCGTTTACACAAAATTTCGCCGCCTCTCAGGTTATATCAACGCCTAATTTATTGATATTAGATGATACAAGTACAGGTTCTGATGCTGCTATCACTACCAGAAGGGTATATATGCAGAAATCAGATGGTACTTATTTAGTTGAAACTGGTACAACCACCAACTATGAAGTATGGTCATTAGCTACCGGAAACACAATTAGTTTTAACGTATTGGATAAAGATTATGCATTGAACATCACTGTTGAATGGAGGGATAACTCAAATGTGCTATATAGCAAGACTGTTACGTATTGTTTTTCTACGTACGCAAAAATTTATAATACTAAATTATCTAAAGCTCAAATATCTACTCCTGAAAGATTGGACGGCGATAATTGGCTTTCTACAAAGTTTGCTTTAAATACTTATATCCGTGCGGCAGATGATGCAATTTCATTAGGTGCAGGTATTGCTATTGCGCAATTAAGTTTGAATAAAGCAAAATACATTATTGACAATCCTAAATTAGTTTACTAATGCCAACTACAGCAGATGTTATTGATATAGCAAAAGTTTCAGCATCTTTAGCAATAAGAGATATTGAATTAGGTAAAGAAACAGATTTGAATTTACCTAAGAAATTGCAAATGGAAGCTGATATTTTAGAGTGGGTTGATGATGTGAATTACACGGGCATCAACCTTGTTGGTTTTACAGAGTACGTATATGGAATGTGCGGTGGGTATGCTTATGAAGCAGAAGGAATTATTGGCACAGGTGGTATCGTTGTTAATCCAAGTAGCGGTGGTTCTACAAGAACTATTGAGCAGTATTCTAAGTTCGCAAGTGGTGGTTCTACAACAATTACATTCTCTGAAGCAATTGATAAAGTTCTTCTTTATGCAAGTAGAGGTGGTATTGATGTTGGTGAAATTATATTTAGTGGTACACCTACGGGTAATCAAGTTAAATGGGATACTAATACCGGAGTGCTAACTGTTGCATCAACTGTTCCGTTCCAAACTGGAGAGTTTGTGAGAATATTGGTTATCTAATAAAAAAATATTAAAATGGCAATACAAGGTTTTTTTACCGGTGATGTTAAGATAAAAGATTTAAACGGTGTATTAAAAGCCGTTAATGGTATTGTAGAAGTAGCAACTGATGCAGGTACGGTAACAAGCGTTGGTTTAACTGTTGGTTCAACAGGAACTGATGTAAATGTTGCAAATAGTCCCGTTACTACAAGTGGAAGTATTACATTAAATATTCCAACTTCATCTGCAACTAATAGAGGTTTATTAAGCTCTGCTGATTGGAGTACATTTAATTCTAAGCAAGGAACTATTACTTTAACTACAACAGGGAGCAGTGGTCCTGCGACATTAATAGCAGGTACATTAAATATTCCTAATTACAGTAGTGCATTAACAGGATATGTGCCTTATACAGGAGCTACAGGTAATGTTGATTTAGGAGAGTATGGAATTTCTTCAGGATACTTTCAAGCAGATTTAACACCGTCTGGTGCTTTACAGGTAGGAAGGATGCAATGGAATTCTACTGATGGCACAATGGACTTGCGTTTGATGGGTAATAATGTTACACTTCAGATTGGACAAGAGCAAGTAGCGAGAGTAGTAAATGGAACAGGAGGTAATTTATTAGAATCAAATTACCAAGCTGTAAAAATAATTGGAGCTCAAGGCCAAAGACTTCAGGTAGGGTTAGCTAGAGCAGATAATGACGCAAACTCAAAAGATACTTTAGGTTTAGTAACTGAAAATATAAGTAATAATCAGGAAGGATTTATTACCGTTTCTGGTTTAGTAAATGAAATTAATACTACTGGTTCACTTCAAGGTGAAACTTGGGCGGATGGGGATACCCTTTATTTAAGTGGTACTACTTCAGGAGCTATTACAAATGTAAAACCTACAGCACCTATACATACGGTTATTGTTGGTTTTGTAGTTTATGCACACCAAAATCATGGTAAGATATTTGTAAAGGTTGACAATGGTTATGAATTAGAAGAATTGCATGACGTTGCACCAACCCCTTATGTTAATAAAGGTGTTTTATATAGAGATACAGCTACTAATCTTTGGAAGTCTGCTACTATTGGAACACTATTAGGATATACGCCTGCAAACGCAGCTACTACATTAACTATCAACGGAACCGCTTACGATATTTCTGCAAACAGAACATGGTCTGTAGGAACTGTTACAAGTGTTGCGACTACGGGCCCACTTACAGGTGGTACAATCACTGGCTCAGGAACTATAGGAATTACTCAAGCAACTACATCTACCGATGGTTATTTGAGTTCTACCGATTGGAATACTTTTAATTCTAAGCAGGCTGCTTTAACTTTTAGCGCTCCATTGATAAATACGTCTGGTACTATATCTATACCTGCTGCATCAGCTTCGGTTAATGGTTACTTGAGCTCTACAGATTGGGCAACTTTTAATAATAAACAAGCGGCATTAAGCGGAACTGGTTTTGTAAAGATTAGCGGCACAACTATTAGCTATGATAATAGTACTTACTATTTAGCTTCTAACCCAAGTTCTTTTATCACTCTAACAGCTTTATCAGCTACGGCTCCATTAAGTTATAGTAATACTACAGGAGTATTTTCAATATCTCAGGCTACTACGTCAACTGATGGTTACTTATCTAGCACTGATTGGAATACCTTTAATAATAAACAGGCAGCAGGAAACTATATAACTGCATTAACGGGAGAGGCTACTGCTTCAGGACCGGGAAGTGCTAGTGTAACTTTAAGTACTTCTGCGGTTACAGGTAAGCTGCTTACAGGATTAAATTTAACAGGTGGTGGCACTATTGCTGCTACTGATTCTATATTACAGGCTTTTGGTAAAGTTCAAAACCAAATCTCAGGATTAGCTGGTGGCGTTACTTATCAAGGCACATGGAACGCATCTACAAATACCCCTACATTAACAAGTTCTGTTGGAACTAAGGGTTACTACTACATAGTAGATGTAGCTGGTTCTACTAACTTAAATGGTATCACTGATTGGAAAATAGGTGACTGGGCTATATTTAATGGCTCTACATGGGATAAAGTAGACAATACAGACGCAGTAAGTTCGGTGAACGGGTTTACAGGAGCGGTGAGTTTGACTACTTCTAATATCGCAGAAGGTACTAATTTATACTACTTAGACTCAAGAGCAAGACTTGCATTAAGCTTTACGGCAGGTTCGGGAGCTTATGATAATACTACTGGTGTTATTACAATTCCAACCAATACAAGTCAGCTTACTAACGGTGCAAACTTTATTACCCTTTCTTCGCTATCTGCAAGCTCACCATTGGCATATAATAGTGGAACTGGGGCTTTCTCTATACAAGTGGCTACAGGCTCTCAAAATGGCTATTTAAGCTCTACGGATTGGACTACATTTAATAGTAAGCAACCAGCAGGTAACTATGTTACTACTGATACCACTCAGACCATTACGGCTCTTAAAACATTTACTGCAAAAGTTGTAATTAATACAGGGGGAACGGATGACCAAATACAATTGGTAGGTACTGCTCCGTCTGTAAGATTAACTAATGCTGCTACAGGTGCGACAATTAATGGTTTTATTGCAATGTCGGGTGGTGCTAATAACTATATACAGGGTTCTGTTTCAGGAGATATGACCATTGGTAACCAGAACAACGGAAAGATATTGTTTGGTTTTGGCTCAGGAACTGCTACCCAAAAGATGAGTTTAGATTCAAACGGTAACGCCGTGCTTAGTGGTGGTTTAACTTTAGGTTCTACTTTATCAAATGGAACTTATACATATACTTTGCCGGGAGCTGCGGGAACTTTAGCTCTAATTAGCGATGTTCAAACTGGTTATGTTCCGTACACGGGAGCGACAGGAGCAGTTAATTTAGGGGCATACGACTTAACTGTTAACGGTGTTCTTGTTGGAAAAGGAGCTGGAACGGGAGCGAATAATGTTATACTTGGAGATAATGCTTTATCTGCAAATACTACTGGCTCAAGAAACGTAGCCATTGGCACATTCCCATTATGGAAAAATACAACAGGATTTGCGAATATAGCAATTGGAGCAGAAACATTAATTAATGAAACTTCAGGAAATAATAACATTGCTATTGGAGATAATACTGCAAAATATATTACCACAGGTGTTGGAAATATAGCCATTGGAGCAGGTTCTGGATTGGATAATTTAACTACAGGCTCATACAATACGATATTAGGAGGCTCTTTAGGTTCATCTATAGGGAATGTTTCTAATAATATTATATTGGCTGATGGTCAAGGTAATATTAAATATAGATGGGATGGTACGAATAATAATTTGTACGGTAACACCATTTTTTCAAGTACTATAGGTAACGGAACTTATACATATACTTTACCAAGCGCTACAGGCACACTTGCTTTAACAAGTCAGATACCTGCCAACGCTGTTGGGGGTACAGGTACTACAAACTACCTACCTAAGTTTACAGGTACAAGTACAATAGGGAATAGTTTAGTGTATGATGATGGTACAAGAGTTTTTATTAATGCAACATCTGCATCAGGTTTTGGTTCTCCTAAGTTTTTTGTGAAGATGGAAACTGCTAATACTTACGAAGGTATATTAGTAGCAAGTTCTTCTAACAACAATGCAATCGCTATTGCACATACAGGCTCTTTAGGTTTAATTACAACTAACTATGGAACAAGTGGCGCAAATACCCCTTTAGCTTTTGGTACTGATGGAGCAGCGCAAATGACCTTATCTACTTCAGGCAATTTAGGATTAGGAGTTACACCGAGTTCGTGGAGTGGAACAAATGTAAAGGCATTTCAATTTGGTAATTCAGGTGCTTTGGCAAATAGTGGAACATTTGGAACAATAGTATTTAATAATTCCTATTATAATAGTGGTTACAAGTATATAACAAGCAATTCCGCAAGTGCCTATGTGCAAGACGGAAGCACACATCTTTGGTATCAAGCCTCTTCAGGAACGGCAGGTAACGCTATATCCTTTACCCAAGCAATGACGTTAGATGCGAGTGGTAGATTGGGTATAGGTACTACATCGCCAAGTACAAAATTAACAATAGACAATTCAGCTAATCCAAATACCAATCATATTGATTTTATTGGCTATTCATCAACTCCTAAAGGCCATATTGGACAATTTTCTCACGCTTTATATTTAACTTCTAACTACTATTATGCTGGCGGGCAATATAATGATAATTCTAGTTTTGGTCAAGCATCAATTTCAATAGCCGCAGGAACAACAAATACTAGCACAATATCATTTGCTTTATCTGATGCTGGTGCCACTTCTCCATCTACTAAAGTATTAATTAATAGTGCAGGTAACGTAGGTATAGGTACTAACTCACCAAGCTATAAATTAGATGTATATCGTGAAGGTAGCGGTGTTGTTGGTCGTTTTGGTAAAGAATCAATTTATGGAGAATGGGCAGTAGACGGGCAAAGAGTTGGATTCCAAGGTACTCGTACTTCAGATAGTTTAACAAGTGGATTCTATATAGAAAATCCAAGCAACACAGGTACATCAAATTTTGAATTATTAACACTTAGAACCGCTGGCTCCGAACGTATGCGCATAACAAGTGGGGGAACTTTACTTGTTAATTCTACTAATACTGATATTGGTGGTTCTGTTAATGGAATTGCTTTGTCATCCGGAAATAAAATTCTTGTTTCAAATAACTTAACAGGTATAGATTCATATTTAGTTTATGGAGATAGAAGAGGTACAAATAATGAAGGCGTAGTATATATGCTTGCTATGGGGGGGTTCTATAAAGCATCAATTGGTGTATTAGGCCAAAACAACGCATTGAATAATGGTGGGATGACATTTAGCACAATTTCAGGCAATGACACTATTTCTGAACGTATGCGCATAACAAGTGGGGGGTTAGTTGGTATTGGAACGAGCAGTCCTGCTGAAAGATTAACAGTAGCTGGCGGCAACTTTCGTCTTAACGGAGTTAATGCAAACAGTAGATTCATAATTTATCAAGACTATAGCAGTAGTGCTGTTGGTGTACAATTATTCAATAACAGTGGTGTATCTGTAATTGACCTTAACGGTAATGCTGGAAATATAAATATTACTGGTAGTATTTCAACAGGCGCACCAACAAACGGAACTGCACAATCTTGGAAATTAGGAAATGCAGTTTCAGGTACAGTATCAACAAATCATTATATAATAGTAGAAATAAACGGAACAACTTACACAATTCCTGCATTGCAAGGATTACCTTAAAAATTAAAATAAAAATGACAACAACAAGCTTTTCATGGGTCATCAGCCAGCTTAACTGCGCTGTAGAATCAGAAGGATTACCAAACGTAATCAATGTAATACATTGGCGCTACCAAGCCACACAAGTAGATGGGGATAAAACATGGTTTGCAGAAACCTATGGTGCATCCAGCGTAGCTCAACCTAACCCTCAGAACTTCGTTCCTTACGAGGATGTAACTGAAGCGGAAGTAATTTCATGGCTGGAGGAGATATTGCCAATGGAAGCTATGCAAGCTAGCCTAGAGGCTAATATCGCCCTACAGATTAACCCTGTGGAAATCACCCTTCCGTTACCGTGGGCTCCGTCAGAAAATAGTGGACAAGTTTTGTAGTTTTTAATTAAAATTGACTATTTTTGACAAAACACATATTTTATGAAATTAAACCTGAATGAAATCGTAGAACTGCATTATGAATTAAATGGTATGACTTACACTAAAGATGGTGTTTCTACCGTGGTTTCTAATGGACTTCTAAAACAAAAAACAAGCATGAAAAACAAGCTTTATTTCCAAAGGCTTAACAAAGTAGTAGAAGCGGAAGTAAAGTTGCTAGATGAGTCTAAAAAGGAGCTTTTTGACAAGTTTGGCGAAGGGGAAGGAGAAGAAAGATTCATCCCTAAAGAAAAAATGGAAGAATTTAACAAAGAGTACTTGGATTTACTAAAAGCTGAAAAAGAAATAGACGTGGTTAGCTTGTGGTCAACAGATGTTACCCCTGATACACTAGAGTCTATTGAAACAGAAGAAGTTTATCCTGTTTTTTTAAAATTAGTAGACAAATAACAAGAAAATGACAAATCACAGTCACCAAGCCGACATCGCTACACTAATTAGCATTTCTGGAGCAGCCGTAACAATAAGCGCTATCCAACCATTTGTAAGTTTAGCTGCCGGTTTGGTGGCTATTGTATCTGGTATATTTGCCATTAGATACTACCATAAGAAAACGAAGAACATTAAAAAGCGTGACGCATAATGGGAAAGGTAGCATTTTTACTACTTTTCCTTTGTAGCTGCGCAACAGTTAAAAAGAACGAGAAAAGAACAGACAGTACCGTAACTAGAACATTAGATTCGGTACACGTTACGTTCTATGACAGCGTTACTAAAGTGATTGAAAAAGAGCAGTATTTCACAAAAACAATAACATACTACGATACCCTATGGGTAACCAAAGATAGTATGATTACGATTCCAAAGTATACAGAAACTTGGACATCAGGAACTAAAGAGAAGCAATCAGACACGAAACTAAGCAAAAAGGATTCTGTTAATACCAATAAGTCAGAAACCATCCAAAAAACCACCACAGAGAAAAGTAAAGAAAAAACTGCTAATAACTTTTATAAGATTTTATTCTTCATAATGGTTATAGTTTTAGTTATTTATATCTATGAAAAACTGAGAAAATGAAACAGATAAATCATAATATTAAAGGGTTTGTTTGGGTGTTGGGGTTTATTATTATTGTAACATTATTAGTTTTATTAACATGAAAAGATTATTTAGCTGGGCTTCGGGCTTCGTGTCAGACAACGGAGAAGCATCAAGTAAAAGATTAGTTGGTATCGTATGTTCTGGATTCCTTTGCTGGACCATGTACGCAAATTCATTTACAGAAGAACATTTTGCCCCATCGGCAGTGCTTGTTCAAGCTGTAGCTGCTTTGGCGTTTGGTTGCCTAGGCCTTACATCTGCAGAAAAGATATTTAAGAAAGAGAAAACTGACTAATAGTTGGATAATTTTGTATCTCATTTTCTAGATGGGGGATGGGTAGTTTTGCTCATCGGAGCTGCTGGTATGGTGGCTCGCCTTGTCACAACTAATGAGGAACAATCTGGTTCTGAGGTGTTTAAGAAAATGATAAGCTCTATGATAGCTTCGCTTATTGCGTGGTTTGTTATGGAGCAGTTTGAGGTGGATTCTATGTATAAGGCTGTTGCGTATGGTTTAGTCGGTTTGAATAGTCCAGAAATAATACAAGGAGTATTGAAAATAAGTGGTCAATTCGCATCCGACCCTATGTCATTCATAAAAAAAGAGAAACCGAAAACAAAAAGAAAACGATGAAAAACACACTATTAATCGTATTGACTGCTATAATTCTAACTATTGCAGGTTTTGGTAAATATGTAGAATACACAATTAAAAAGACTGCAACAAGCGTTTACCAAGATAGATTAGTTCCTCAGCCTTATTTGAGCCGCAAGTTTGATTATTACGGCTCTGCAATACAAGACCAAATTAAAGTTATTAAAGGTGGCAAAATTGATTTAGTTGCTATCCAAAAAGAAAAGGAGATTACAGATACAATGTGGGCTGCTTATTTAAAGACTTACCAGACACCAGAAGAAAAAGAAGTAAGCGATAAAGCACAAATGTATATTAACGAAGCTGACAATTATTTTGCTGAAATATCGGCAGACGGCATAGTTACTGATGAAGAAGCGAGAGAAATGGATAAAAAGATATATCCCGTTTTAGAGTACGTTAATGACTTAATAGACATACAAACAACAATAGGAGCAAAGGATACTAAAGGAATGATAACTTTACTAAATAAGTTTTCTAACTTTATGATAGGAGCTATTGCCTTAGCCATTGCACTTTTAGGCTCTATTATTTACGATATATTTAAGAACAGAAAGCAGGTTGTAAAAAAATCTACAAGAAAGCCAATTAAAAAAGCTGCCGTTAAAAAGAAAAAGAAATGAGACTTATAGCAATAATATGTTTATGTTTTGCGTTAAAGGGTAAAGCCCAGTATTATGTTATGGCTGCCCCAAACGTAGCTTTTAACACACCATTAAGTGATACTAAGAATTTAATAGGCGCAACTATTGAAGTAGGAAAGTATTTTGGGAAAACAGCAGTTGGTATTAACAGTGGATGGTGGACTTTGGATAGCAAGGACTTCTATCAAGAGGTTATGGCTACATTCCCGATTTATGAAAACTTTAGTGTTAGTGCAGCAATAGGCTACTTCTATCACCATAAAGACATAACAATGGAGTATGATTTCAATTATACTATCCCAATGAAGAAAGACTACTCTTTCGTTTTAAGCTACGGAGCGCAAAGTGCATTTGGTGGAACTTTTGGAGCATACTCAATCGGTATTAATAAAGACTTAAAAATAAAGTAAAATGAAACTAGAATCGTTATCTAAAAAAATTCCTGCCAATGTAATGGAGGAAATACCTTTTATAATGGAAAAATTTGGTATTGATAATCCGTTAAAGCTATCTCATTTCCTTTCTCAGTGCGCACATGAAAGCGGTAATTTTAAATTAGTAAGAGAAAACTTAAACTATTCTGCTGATGGACTTTTGAATATTTTTGGTAAGTATTTTAAAAAAGCAGACGGTAAAACACCCGACAAAGAATTAGCTAATAAATACGCACGCCAACCTGAAAAGATAGCTAATAGAGTTTATGCTAATAGAATGGGTAATGGAGATGAAGCTAGTGGAGATGGTTGGAAATATAAGGGAGCTGGCTACATTCAGCTCACAGGCCGAGATAATTACGCAGCATTTGATAAATTTGTAGATGATGATATTATGGCCAATCCTGATTTAGTGGCTACCAAATATCCGCTTACTTCAGCAGCTTTCTTTTTCCATAAAAATAAACTATGGGATATATGTGACAAAGGCCACAGCCATGATGTAGTATTAGCAGTAACAAAAAGAGTAAATGGAGGTACCCATGGGCTTTCTGACCGACAGGAGAAATTTGATTTATTCCATAATACCTTAGCGTAATGCCAAATCAACACACAGGGCCAACAGTAAAGAATAAAGTAATCAGGGAGCTTTTATTAGAGTTCCCTAATAGTTCTAAAGCCAACTTGGGAAAGATAGCATTTGAAAGACATCCTCATTTGTTTGATAATCCAGAAGTTGCCAGAACAATGATTAGAACTATTACTGGTGCAATGGGTGGGAAAAATAGAAAACTAACAAGAAACATGATGGAACATAAACCACAATTACCTCCTTCAAATTGCAAGGAAAGAGAGTTTCAAATTCTACCTAAAGAGTGTAATAACATTCTTTGGCTTTCTGATGTTCACATACCTAACCAAGACAATGAAGCTATTGAATTAGCAGTTGAATATGGTAAAAAGAATGATGTGAATTGCATTGTTCTGGGAGGTGATATATTGGATAATACACCATTTACAAGCCATGATGCGCCACCGCCGGGCCTTGATGATGTTAGAACATGGTTTGAATATGCAAAACAATTTATAGAATACCTAAAGTTCCAGTTCCCTAAAGCCAAATTCTTTTGGATTGAGGGCAATCATGACGCATGGATTAAGCGATACTTAATAAAGAAAGCTCCTATTTTGTTTAGTGATGAGTACTATCATCTTCCACAAAGAATGAAGCTTGATGAGTTAGGTGTAAAGTTCTTTGCAGAGCACGTTGTTTTAATGGCTGGAAAATTACAGATGCACCATGGACATACAATGATTCGTGGGGTATTTGCTCCTGTAAATGCAGCTAGAGGGTTATTTTTACGTGTAAAATCAAATGCAATCATTGGCCACGTACATACCACTAGCCACCATGTTGAAAAGACATTGAAGGGTGAAACAATTGGTACATGGTCAGTCGGGTGCCTTTGTACTTTAGCGCCCGATTACGACCCACATGGTACTAAGCATAATTTAGGGTTTGCCCATATATTAGTAGAGAAAAATGGAGATTTTAAGGTAAATAACATAGCTATTCATGACGGAAGAATTATCTAAGGTAGACCATCCAGTACATTATAATGCTGGTAATATAGAATGTATAGATGCTATTGAAGAAGCAGTAAAAGGATTAGATGGGAAAGAAGCATTTGCTACTGGTAACGCAATTAAGTATCTTTGGAGATGGAAACGTAAAGGTGGGAAGGAAGATTTAAAAAAGGCAGTTTGGTATATTAACAGACTAATAAATGAGGACTAATGAAACTAACATCTACACTAAAAATATCTACCTACGGATGCAAGGTGGTACTTATTATTACAGATTCATTAATAAATGAAGCTAATAAAGTATACAAAAAGCATAAAATGGGGCAGATGTTTGAAGGAGATGCAGAAGGTACAGTTATCACCCCAGACATAGATGTCTACTACATGATTATAGAGCAAAAGTATTTAAGCCACAATACCCTATCACATGAAAACTATCACATGGTTAATGTAATAAAAAGTGACAGAGGTATTGTAGATGATGAAGCTGGAGCATGGTTATCAGGTCACATAGCAGAGTTTATCTACAAATTCATAGACAAAAAGCAACTACCAGTTAAGCACTAATAGACATCATCTTCATCTATTTTTACCAATGGGGCTTTACACATATCCTTTACAAATAAGAATAAGGCAATAAGGTAGACGGCAATAAGGATTATTTTTATCATAGTTTATGTTTTTTGTACGCATATACGTACAATTATGAGTAATAAGTGCACATTCGGTTGTGCATAAAGTGTAATAAAACGCATATACGTACTAAAAAGTGTCGTGTAAAGGACTTTAGCGACAAAAAGTGCAGTATGTTGCTCTTATAGTTTACATAAAGTAAGGGTAGTACTTTACAAAATATGTAATAAAGTTAGCCAAAGTAGGAAGTAAAATGCAGCCAAAATTAGTAGTATTACTACCATTATTTAATTTTAAATATAACTGTTGTGGCTTCTCCTTCCCCATCTTTTAACCTAATAGATTCTACGATAAGGTCTTGGTATTCTCCTTTAGGAAAAAAATAGTTAAGGTTATTACCTAACTCAATATAAGGCCCACCTGATGGGTCTACCATATTAATACTATCATCATCTGCTATACCATACCGCATCCATGAACCACCTGTCATAATAACTTCATCTCCATTATGTTCAAAGATTATCTTATCTCTGTATCTGTTATGGTAAGTTACCTTGTTGTCAGCACAATCCTTACAGTATATGTCATCTGTCATTCCTGTGTTTATTATAACTCTACAATGATGGCATAAGGTAGCACCCATGCCTCCATTAAACTTATGTATTGGTTTCTTTTTCATATTGTTTCTGGTTTATAGGTTTGGTTGTAGTATTCTTCTGCTTTAACATTTGGTTTATCAGTAATCCATAGAGGTTCATTATAAGAAGATATAATTTGGTCTTTTTCTTTCTTAAGATATTTTTCTTCTAATTCGTCAATGTGTCCTTGCGTAAGCATAATAGCTCCCATACTTATATGACATTCAGTAAAAGCTAAACTTCTTAATTCATCAATTAATTCTTGCATTGCTGTTTTCATAGGTTATTTGTTACGTTTAAATATATATGGTTTACCGCATTTATCATAATGAAACCTTTTAATTGCATTAGCGCCACCAATAAGTCCACAAACTGGACAAGTTAACTTCAATTTTTCTTTTTTTAAATTTTGTTTATGTGATTCAGTAAAAATTTTACCCTTTTTAGCATCACTCATTTTTTGTTTATGAGTTTCAGATTTTAATTTACCTTTTTTTGAATCACTTATTTTCTTTTTTACCTCATCAGTAAAATGATGTCCGGTCAATAATTGTTTATTCATTCTATTTGCAATTAAATTAGCAGCGTGTATTTGGCCATTTTTTAAATGAATTTGGTAGTGTTCATCAATACTAATACAAACCAAGTTTTCAATTGAATTATTCTTTCTATTCCCATCAATATGATGAATTTCATAGCTTCTACCGTTGTTATCAATTGGTATTTTGCCATGTTTTTTAATCCATATTTGCCTATAATTAATCATAATGCAAATATATGATTTTATTTGTTTTGGTTCTTTATTTGTTTTGGTTAAGTTGATATACTTTTTCTATTGTAAATTTGGAATAGGAATCAAAGTGATTTGCTGCAAATTCAATGGCATCTTGTTCACTATTAAATTCGTAAGCAGAACTTATAGTCATATACGACTCTAAATCATAAGCAACATAAGAGTTATCACGAAGGTCTTTAATTACATAAAATGTGTTCATAGGTTTATTGGTTTAATTGGTTTAATAAAGTACAAAGTTGATTTAATTAATTTAATTAATATTAAGTATAAATACGCAATCTTATATTGTTTCTGGTTTGTAGTTATCAATAAAATGTAAAGTTAATTAAATTAATTATTTAATATTAAGTATTTATACTGAATTTAATTAAATAATATACAATATACCATATCCAACATACTATATACTATAAATAAAGAACAAGTATAGGTAGATAGTAGTATGATATATTGAAATAAAGAATAGGTGTACTTTAGTGCAACTTTCATATTGTAGATGGGTTATAGGTATCTACATCAAAGCAGTTGGCTGGGGTTCTATGTTCATGCCTTCTACTTCTTTTCTTTCTTGGCTCATATCCCATTTCCTTAAAGTAAGTTAATATTTGAAGGTAGGTTAAGCCAATGTCTGTTACCATTACTGATATTGGTTCTTTGGAGTGGTTCTGGTCAATGTATTGTTTTTGTAGTTCTGTCATGGCTTTAGTCGTTTAGTAGTTTTTTACGTTCTTTAAGGCTTACCAAATACAATATAAAATAAAAGGTAAATAAGATTAGGAGGATTTTTTCTTTCATGTTTTATTACTGGTTTTTGTAGTCTATTTTTTGGTGGCTTTGGGTATGACCTCCAAGTTTTAACAGCGTTTTTACGGGCAATATATATCAGGTGGTTCATTACACAAATCTTTTCTTGTTCTCAATAGATTGGTAAAGTTCCTCAAGTATTTGTTCATCTGTTGGTTCCATTTGAGCAAACCACTTGATACAATTTCTAATACCATTCAAGGATATTTCATTAGGAGCAGTAGAGATACTATTCTCTAACCATTTAATCGTTGGTGTATCCATTCTTAATTCTTTTTTCAATTAATAATACAATTAGTACACAAGCTATTGTCATAAAGGCAATGAAGCCTAAAAAGATAGCTAACAATATAAATATTTTTAATGCTAACATGGTTTACTCTTTATAGTTGTTATTAAAATATTCTTCACTTGTTATTGGTGGCTCTCCCATAATCCTATTCAATCCACCAGATAAATGAGCTTTTGTTATGTGAGATTTTTCTAAATCTTTAAATATTGGTAAGGTTTCCTCCAGCCAATCACAGAAATCATTTTGGTTCATTTCTTTCTTGGCTTTAATTATAATGTCTATTGGTGTTTTCATGGTGTTTTAATTTTTATAGGTTTCGTTGTAATAATCGGGGTTGCCTCCAAATGAACGGAAATCACCTCCTTTTCTAAATGCTTGTTCTATTTGTTTCTTTTCTTTTTCAAGTAGTTCTTTTGCCTCTATCTCAAAATCTTGGTCCCACCCCCATACTTCTTTTACATATTCAATCATTTCTTGCATTGCTGTTTTCATGGTGTTTATTTATTTGGTTAAAAATTTGCATCTACGGTAAGCACGTGTACCTTACCTATCTTTTTACTTTCTATTACATCAGGTAGTTCCATACCCATTTTAATTCTATACTTAATAGCTTGCTGGGTTAATGGTTCTTCAGGGTTCTTTCTATTCTTCCTAAAACCTTCAGGGCTTACTCTTGATGCGTATTCCGATAAACTAATCTGTTTTGTGTGTTTCATTTACTTCTATTGTTTTAATTACTTTTAAAATGGGTGCAGCTTGTTTGCCATTGGCAAAGGCTTCTAAATTTTTAGTAGCTTCCTCTAAGTGTCTTGTTAATGTGCCGTATATATAGCTTCCGTCTTGGTAAATCTTATACCATACTTGCCCATTTACTTCTGTTTCTTCTAATAGTTCAAATTTTGTTGTGTTCATATTGTTTTTATTTATTTGGTGTATCAATGAATTTAACTTCCTCTCCAGCTATCATTCCATCTATAATTTCCTCTATCATTTCTCTTTGGTCAGGTCTTAATACGGATACCTTATCAGTTATTGCTGGTACACAAAAGACATCACTATTCCATTCTTCTTTTATACCACTGGTAACGTCTTGTGGTAATATTGGGTTACTTATAAAATCCCTATATATCCATTCTATTTTATCAATATAGGTTTGAAATAGCTTACTGCCTTTTGTATTGGGGTTATCCCTATTAAAGTCCTTTAAATGCTCTTGTGCCATTTTTAAGTGTTGTATAGCGGATACTATATTGGAACTTGATTTCATACTATTGAAGCAGGTTTTTTAGTGTATACTGGGGTTGGGTTATATCTTGTAAACTCTTGTGGCTTTATCCACCTATCATTGTGTAGATATTCTAACTTGCCATTTTTAATACGGGCGGTTGCGTTTCTTATTGCATCATTCATGGCAATATATTCAGCTACGCTATATACTTTTTTTGTCATGGGGTTAATGTTTTAATTTAATTAAACGAAGTTATGACTATTTTATTATAGCAAAATAAGAAATTTAATTGAATTAACATTTAATTGGCTAAATAGTTATTCCAGCTTTGCTCTTGTTTGGCTTTTAAATAGGCTATTTTAAGGGCTTCTATCTTTCCCTTAGCTGAGTATACATTTTTAACTTTACCAGCTTTAATGCGGTTATTTATGGCCTTTATTTGCATTGCTATCTTTTCGGGTGTCATGGCTTAATCTTTTTGTTGAAATTCATCAGGTAAATAAATAGCTTTACTCATGTGTAGGAAATAGAATTCGCCTTCTTGGTCGTTCTGTATTTCAGCAAAATAAACTACATTATTCACTTTGTACACTGCCTCTTGTATTCCAGTATCTTTAACGGCTATCAACTTTACTTCCTTTGGTGTTCTGCGTGGTTTTCTTAGGTCAATCATGGTTGGTTGGTTTTAATGGGTTTAATTATTGTATTCATCTCTATAATAACAAGCTATTCCAATTAATCTATTTACTAATTCTTCAGGGGTTTCCCTTGCTAACTGGATATAATCGGCTGGGCTTTCAAATTCATCACCGGCTAAGTCGATAATGGTGTCAATTACGTTTTGTCTTGTTTCGTTTGTCATGTGTGGTTGGTTTTATTTGTTTTCGTATATGTTATTTGTGTTTCTTCCTGCGTTGTGCATTAATACAATAGTGGCATGGCCATCATTTTTACTAACTTCCAATGGGTTTTCCGTTTCATAAAGGTATTCACTGGAGTAGAAGTCTATTTCCTCTCCATTATCTACCAATTCAATGGCCTTTTGTCTTGCTTCCTCGATTGTGTCGGCCTCAATTGTAAATTGTTTCCTGTTCCAAATTGTCATTTTTTCATCTAAAGTGAATTCAAATTCTTTTTTCATGGTTTAATTGGTTTAATAAGGTTAAAATTCAATATAATCTACTTTTTCATCAATAAGATTTTGCAATACTTTCATATCATTTGAAGGTAAGTTAAAAATAACTTCTTCATTGCCTTCATTCATTTGTATTTTTAATACTTCGGAAATATAATCAAGCGAATAAATATCAGTATCTTCACTTGAAAAGCTAGGGACTACATTGTTACTAATATAAGTCTTACAAGTTTCTGAAATTTCTGGGTTGTATTCTGTTGTGTATCTCATTTTAATTTAATTTAATTGTTATTTAATTGGTTTAATTGTTTTTAATATCTTCAAAATTGTTATTTGTGTATCCTGTTTCTTTACTTGTAAGGTCTGCACATACTAATAAGGTGCATAAACTGGCTAATAAAATTGCTGCGGTCATTGTCTTATGGTTTTAATGATTTAGTAAAATTAGGTTGCTGCTTTATTTAAGCAAAATAAAAAGTGTTAAAAAATACTTAAATAGTTATGGCCTTTATAAAATCGGGTTTTTGGCTTAGGTTTATTTCTCTTATTCTCAGGCGGTTATATCCGTTTACTTCTGCCCATTGTTTGCCCTTCTGCATAAGTTCCTCTTTATTGGTATATCCTTTGCACTGGTATAGTATTTCTTCCATGTAGTCGGGCTGGTCTATTTTGCAGCCGTATAAAAGTGTTTCAATCATTATTTAGGGTTTTATTAGTGTGTTAAATTTAAATTTGTTTCTTCCCATTCGGTTTCTATTACTTTTACATTGTCGGTACTTTGCAAAAAATATTCGCAATTTTCGGTAAATTCCTCAATGGCTTCCGCTTTACTTAGGTTGGTAGCTACTTTTACTTTAATTGTAGCATACATTGTAAATGTATTCATTTTATTAGGTTTTATTGGTTTTCTTTTAATTCTTTCAAAAATTGTTTTGCTTCCTTCTTAAAATCAAATTCAGCTAAAATTTTGTCTTTTGTTGTATCAATTACAAGGTATAATCCGCTGGGGTTGTCTTGGTCGCTTACATCTTGTATAATTTTATACTTTGCTTTCATTTTTGGGGTTTTATTGGTTAATATGTTGCATAAATTTATTTATACATTCTAGCTCCGACTCCTTAAAATCGTTCCATTCGCTTTTATAAAATTGCTCATATAAGTCAATAGCTTCTTGCCACATTACATCTATTGCGCCTAAATCTTGATTTTTTAGCTGCAAAGCAATTGCGTAAACGCCGTATGATTTCCAATGTGGAGAATTAAAATTTGTTTCAATGTTTTCCATTTTATTAGGTTTTATTGGTTGTTAATTTTCAAAGGTTTGTAAATAGGCTGCGTTTACTTCGTTTTCTTCCCTAAAAAAACTGGCTGCGTGGTCGGTATCTTCATCAATCCATTTTTGTACTTCCTTTGTGCTGCTGGTGTCTTTTATTTTATAGGCTCTTATTGTGTAAATACTTTCGTGGTCTAGTGTCCAAAGTGAATATTTTGCCATTGTATTAATTTTTTAAATGTGTTTCAATGTGTTTATGTCTTTTAAATATTGGGCGTAAATTTTCTCTATTTTTCGGTGCATGGTTTTATTTATATAGCCATTAGCTAAAAATAGGTCATTAGTTGTTAGGCAATTTATTGTACCTTCTTTTCCGTTGGTTGTCCTACCGGTAAAAAATAAAGTATTTCTAATTGCTTCCATTACTTCGGGGGCGGTGGTAAGTGTCATTTTTATGCGGTTTTAGTTATGTACTATTACTTTGTTTTTGGGGTTGGTTTTGGTTATGCTTTGCAGTGGCTTTAGTGTGTCTGCAACTTCCTGAAATTGCCCCAATGTATTCAAATAAATTACTTTATAGTGTATTACGTTTGTGCTTGTGTTGGTATATGTGTTACCGGTTGTTAAAATTGTCATTTTTTAAGGTTTTAAGGTTGTTTTATTGTATTTCTTGTAATTGTTCCAATATATCGCCGAATAATCTATTTACCCCGTTAAATTCACGCTTTACTGCTTTATATGTCTTTTGTGCGTTAGTGCTATCGGTATTGTATCCGTATTCGCTGCAAAAGTCCTCGAAGGTTTCGGGGTTGTATTTAGTTAAACAAGATAAAATATCATACATGGTTGGGAGTGTGTCCTCTGCTGCTATTGATTGCCCAAAATCTAAAGTAAATTTTTTGCCGTTTCTTGTTAGTGTACAATTAAAAATAAAGCGCTTTTGTTCATCTCCGGCAAAGTGGTTGCCGTATTTACTGCTATTAATTATTAGCTTTACGCCGTTTTTTGTTGCAAAGTCATTGGCTTGTTGTTGGTAGTTCATTTTATTAGTTTTTAAGGTTTTTTTATAGGCGGTTACTTGCCCAATATTCACACGCTTGTAAAGGTGTAAAATTTAATTTTTCGTTATTATATATTTCGTTTATTTCGTTTATTATTTCTTCCGCGTTTTCTCCCTGCGCAAAGAAATCATATAAAGCCACATAAGGAAGGCGCGTATTTATTTCTATGTCGGCGGAGTGTTTGCCATTTAGCCAACTGGTACATGTTAAATTTTCCATTTTTTAAGGTTTAAGGGTGTTTTAAGGTTGTTTTATTCGTTATCGGTATATTTATAAGCATCAAAGGTTTTGCCGGTTGCAGTGCGTACAAAAGTACCGCCGATTGCTTTTCCTATTTCGTAGTAACAATTTACCCCGATACCACCTGAAAAGCCTTTGTAAACGTCCGCACGTATTCCGTATGGTAAATTTGCGCCTTCGGGCAATTGATAAATTTTATATTTTAATACACTATTGAAAACGTCCGCCAATACGGTACTTTCTTTATCGTATCCGCAACCTGAAGCGTACGAAGTTAGGCGGTCGGTTGTTCCGTCTTTATATATTACGAAGGCGTCTAATCGTGGACAATTACCCCACGTCCTCGACTTTTTCCATTCAATAGAAAAATCAATGCTTTTAACGGGTTTTTGGTTGCGTTCTGCTTCAATCTTTGCTAATCTTTTAGCTTCTTTGCGTGCTTCTTGTCTTGCTAATTTGTTGGCTTCTTTTTGTTCAATTGTTAGTTTCATTGTATTAAGTTTTTGTAGTTAATTAATATTTGAGCAAATTAAAATAAAAATGATTTGATAGCTTTTAATGAATTGTAAAAAAATGTTAAAAATAAAGCGGTAAAGGATAAGCCGCAAAGGGTTAGCGTAATAATGTAAAGGACTGGCAAAAGTGTGTTTAGTGTGTTCATGTGTTTAAATTTATAGTTTTAGAATTATAAAGCGTTTAAGGTGTTTTGAAGATACATTTTTATGGTAGTTATTTTAACGTATACGTCCGTACTAACATGGGCAAAATCATTTTCAACGCTGGTAAATTTAGCCGAATTATAATAGCGTTGGTATTCTATTAATTCATTTATAGCGGTTTCTATGTTATTTTTTAACTGGGTATTTTCGGCCTGAAGTTTTTTAATGTGGTTCATGTGTTTTAATTTTTATAGGTTATCGGCTAAGGTTATAAGTAAAAAAATAATGACAATAATTGAAGTAATGGCAATTTCATTGCTAAGGGTTTCTTTTTCTTTTTTGGTCATTTTGTACATGATTTTCTATTTAGTTGGTTAATTGATAAAGCAAATATAAGACGTATTTTCTTTTCAGCAAAATAAATATTGTTAAAGTTTTGTTAAAAGATTTTAACATTTCACAATTGCATTACTCTAATATATTACACTACATTTGCAGCCGTTCCCAATATTATATTTCCCTTCCAACCCTACCCCCTTACACACATACCCAAACACCAAACAAGATACCAAAGAAGCGCAATCAACCGCAATACAATTGCCCGTACCCGATACCAACAAAGCGCAATAACACAACATAGCCCGAAACGAAACCGAA